AGGTTACGCGGGAGATAGAACGCACGGAGGAGGCTATCGGGGAGATAGACCGAGTTATCGGACAGCTCGAGCCGGAGGAGCGGGAGATTATCCGCCTATGGTACATCGAGCGCAAGAGCAAAGAGGAGATAGCCGGGGCCGTGAGCTACGCCTCGACCCGGAGCGTCTACGACTTGCGTAATACCGCCGTCGCTCGCTTTGCCTTGCTCTATTTCGGCGCGGCGGCTCTCCCGTCTGTATAGCGTATTCGCGCGTATTATCGCGAACTAAAAAAAGAGTACATGGAAACTTGCATTTTTACCGTGGTATCATGTACCCGTAAAGAGAGGCGGAACACAACCCTCGCCGCCGTGCGCCCTACATGGAGAGAGCCCGTAGTACACGAGTGAGCTCAATCCGTGCGGGGCGTTCTCTTTGCACGCATGGAGGGACAGAGTATGCGGGCATTTGCAAAGGTTTTCTACGAGTCTCCGGCATGGCGCAAGACACGGGCCTATATCCTCAAGCGGGACGCGGGCCTATGCGTGCGGTGCGGTGCGCCGGGGGTTATCGTACACCATAAGCGGGAGCTCACGCCGCAGAACATAGACGACCCTATGATTTCTCTCAACGCGGACAACCTCGAGACGCTTTGCCGCGCGTGCCACGCGATAGCACACGGAGCAAAGCCGCCGCTCGCGGAGGGGCTCGCGTTCGATGAATACGGGAACGTCGTCGAGGCGGGGCTCATGCCGAAACCGGCGGTCGACGATGACGAATTTTATTAGACCTCCCCCCGGTCTCCCCGAAATAAACCCGCCGCTCGTAACCGCGCCTCAACCCTGTTTAGAACCGCCCCGGTCGCGCACATAAGGGGGGGTTAAGCCGGGAGAGGCGGCAGAAAAGGAGGCTCCGAAATGGCAAAAGTTAGCAAGAAATACGAGGACATGACGGTCGAAGAAAAGACAAAAAAAGTCGAGCGCCGTATAAAGGTATTATTCCGGGAAATCCCGAAAGAAAAACGGCAGTTCGTCGACGCGCTGATTTACCAGTTTTCCGTGACGACCGTAACGCTCGAGCGGCTCGTCGAGGAGCTCAATAACGGGGATATTTTGGAGGATTTCTCTCAAGGAAAACAGCAATTTCGCCGCGAAAATCCCGCGTTGAAGTCGTATAACACGACGATAAAATCCTTTACCGCGCTCACAAATCAGCTTATCGGACTCCTCCCGGAGCCGGAGAAAAAGAGCGCCGGAGACGAGCTCATGAGCTTTATCACAAAGCCGAAAGGGACGGGTAAGCCGTGAACTACGTCCGCGAGTATTGGCGGAAAATCGAGAGCGGCGAAATCGTCACGAGCCGCCGGGTAAAGGCGGTTTACGGGCGGCTCATGGCGGAAATGGACTCCCCCGCCGCCGACTCCCCGTATTATTTCGACGAGGAGACCGGCGAGCGCCCGATTATCTTCATCGAGCGGTTTTGCAAACAGTCACAAGGCACGCTCGGGGCCCCTCTACGCCTCGAGCTTTTCCAAAAGGCATTCATACAAACTCTTTTCGGGTGGCTCTTGAAAGAGACCGAGTATCGGCGCTTTCGAGAGACGCTCTTTTTGGTGGGACGGAAAAACGGCAAGTCGACCCTCCTCGCGGCACTCGCGCTCTATATGCTCGTCGCCGACTACGAGGGCGCGGCGGAGATATACTCCGTCGCCACGAAGAAAGACCAAGCCCGGAAAACGCTCACCGAGGCCGTGAACATGGTCAAGCAGAGCCCGGAGCTCCGGGCCATCATAAAGAAACGCCGGAACGATATTTACTTTCCGGCGACGGCCTCCACGTTCGAGGCGCTCGCCTCGGACTCGAATACCCTCGACGGCCTCAACTCGCACGCTGTCATTATCGACGAGCTCCACGCGATACGAGACCGCAACCTCTACGAAGTCATGAAACAGTCGACGAGCTCGCGGCGGCAACCCCTCGTTATCATGATTACCACGAGCGGGACGGTGCGCGAGTCCGTTTTCGACAACCTGTACGGCCTCGCGTGCGACATAGCCGACGGCAAGGTAACGGAGGACACTTTCCTACCCGTGCTCTACGAGCTGGACGCGCGGGCCGAGTGGACAGACCCGCAGGCGTGGATAAAGGCAAACCCCGGCCTCGGGACGATTAAGCAGTACGCGACCCTCGCGGCCTTTGTGGAGCGGGCGAAGAAAAACCCGGAGGACTTGCCGGGCGTGCTTTGCAAGGATTTCAACGTCCCGGAGACCTCCGCGTCGGTATGGCTCTCGTTCGAGGACATAAAGAACGACGCGACTTTTACCATGCAGGACGTATATAACACCTACGCTATCGGCGGGTGCGACCTCTCCGCGACGACCGACCTAACGTGCGCGACGCTCCTCATTCGCCGGAGCCGAGAGGACGAGACCGTCTACGTTTTACAGCACTATTTCATACCGCAAAAGCGGATAGACCAACTCGACGAGCACAACTCGCAAGAGGCCCCGTACAAGATATGGGCGGAGCGGGAACTCCTCACGATATGCGACGGGGCCCGCGTCGACTATTCGGCGGTGACGGCGTGGTTTTGCCAAATGCGGGACGAGTTCAAGATAGACGCTTTCGCGGTGGGATACGACCGAGCCCTCGCCGGGTATTGGGTCGACGAAATGAAAGCAAACGGCTTTGATATGCGGGCGGTCGCGCAGGGGCCTTTTACATGGTCTCAACCTATGCGGGAAATGGGCGCGGCCTTTGCCGACAAAAAGGTCAACTATAACCGAAATCCCGTGCTCGTGTGGTGCCTCTCAAATACAGCGGTCAAAAAGAGCGGGGTAAACAACATACAGCCGGTCAAGGTCTCGGACAGGCGCAGGATTGACGGCGCGGTATCTCTCCTCAATGCGTGGGTTATCTACGTCCGGGATAACGAGGACTATATGTATCTTGTGGGGTGACAGCATGAGAGAAAAACGAAGTCTTTTCGAGACGATTTTCGGGAAGAAACGGGACGACAACAAGAATTACTCGGCCTATAAGCTCTTGAGCTCGTGGGAGTCGACCTTTATACCCTATTCGGGAAACGCATGGGACATAAATACCGTGCGCTCGGCGGTGGACGCTTTCGCCCGGCGGGTATCCACAGCACAGCCCCGGCACGTCCGGCAGACGGAGGAGACCACGACGGCGGTACACGACTATTTAGACCGGGTATTACAGTTCCGGCCTAACAGGTATATGACCGCCTCCGAGTTTTACTACAAGCTCGCGGCTCAATACAAGGTCTATAACAACGCGATAGCGTACCCGATATTCGACTCGGCAAACCGCCTCGTCGAGATTTACCCTATCAACGCGCAGTATTTCGAGCTCCTCGAGTACATGGGCGTTATGTATTGCCGGTTCCGTTTCGCGACCGGATCCTCGTACATCTGCGAGTATTCCCGGCTTATCCATATCCGGCGGCATTTCCTCGAAAACGATATTTTCGGGGACAATAACAAGCCCCTCGAGACCGTGCTCAAGACGGCGAACACGTTCAATCAGTCTATGAGCAAATTCGCGGAGCTCGTCGCTATCATCCGGGGCGTGCTCAAGGTATCGAACGCGGTCAAAAACGAGGACTTGAACAAGCGCCGCGACGACTTTATCCGGGACAACCTCCGCATGGAGAACAACGGCGCGGGCGTTATCGTGACCGACGCAAAGTACGACTACACCCCGATACAGGACAAAACGACCCCTATCCCCTCGACGCAGTTAAATTACATCAAAGAGGAGATTTACGACTATTTCGGCGTGTCGAAACCTATCGTTGAGAACACCGCGACGGCGGCGGAGGAGTCGGCCTTTTATAACGGCGAGATAGCTCCGTTTTTTCGCAAGCTGACACAGGCGTTTTCAAACTGTATTTTCTCCGAGCGGGAGTTCGGGCACGGAAACCGGGTCGTATTCTCTACCAACTCGATACAGTTCGCGACGCTCTCCGACAAGGTGAGCGCGGCGAAGTTCTTGACGGAAATCGGCGCGGCGACGCTCGACCAAATCCTCACTATGTTTGATATGCCGACTATCGGCGGCGAGGAGGGGGCCCGGCGGGTGCAGACCTTGAACATGGTAAACGCCGAGCTCGCGGACAAGTACCAAACCGGCGCGGAGACAGACCCGCCGCCGGAGAAAGACCCGGAGCCGCCGGAGGGCGACCCGGAGGGAAACGAGCCGCCGGAGGGCGGCGGAGAGGAGGGCCAGAAATGAATATCAAAGAGGGGCGCGAATACCGCGCCTTGCAGGACTTCTCCCTCGTCCCCCGCGAGGAGGGCTCCGAGGAGTACCGCGTAAAGGGTACGGCGGTCGTGTTCGACACGCCGACCGTTATCGCGGAGTATGACGGTATCAAGTATTGCGAGGTTATCGACCGGCACGCTTTCGACGAGTGCGACCTCTCCGACGTGATTATGAACTATAACCACGCCGGGAAAGTGGTCGCACGGCTCCGAAACAAGACGCTCGCCCTCGACATTAACGAGCGCGGGGTCGATATTGAGGCAAATCTCGGCGGCACGACCGCCGGGCGGGAGCTGTACGAGGAAATCGACGGCGGCTATGTGGATAAAATGTCCTTTTCGTTCACGGTGCGGGAGGCGAAGTACGACAGCACCACGCACACGCGGACGATTACAAAGGTCAAGAAACTGTACGACGTTTCGGCGGTGGATATTCCCGCCTATAACGAGACCTCGATTGCGGCGCGGAGCTTTTTCGCGGTGGAGCACGAGAAAGAGCTTGCGGCTTTGGAGCAAGCCCGGCGGCGTAAGAGGTTGATAGCACTCACCTATTGACAAAAATTATGGAGGTAACGAAATGAACATCGAGAAAAGACTCGCAGAAATCCGCGCTCGCAAGGCCGAAATCCGCTCCATCATCGAGAAAGACGACAAGGCGGATATGGACGCTCTCGAGAAAGAGCTCCGCGAGCTGAACGAGGAGGCCGAGGGCCTCGAGCGTCGCCAGAACATCGAGCGTATGCTCAACAGCGGCGCGGCGGTCGCTAATCCCGTGAGCGTGAACACTCCCGAGAGCCGCTCCGAGGAGGTAGACGAAAAGCTCTACCGTTCCGCATGGCTGAAAACCTTGCAGGGTAAGCCCCTCACTGACGCGGAGCAGAGGGCTTATAGCACCGCCGCGAACTCCGGCCTCCCCATTATCCCGGAGACGACCGCAAATCAGATCATCAAGAAAATGTACGAGGTCGCGCCCATCCTCGAGCGGTGCCGTATCTTCCACGTTCCAGGCAATATGAAATTTGCCGTTGAGGGGACGAACGACGACGCGGCTCTCCACACCGAGAACGCGGCTATCACCCCGGCGGGCGACTCCCTCACGTCCGTAAACCTCACCGGCTACGAAATCGTAAAGCTGGTGAAAGCCTCCCGCGCGTGCTCCGAAATGGCGCTTTCCGCCTTTGAGAGCTACGTCGTCGAGATTATCGCGGAGTCTATCGCCCGGAAGATTGAAAACTACATCTTCACCGGCACGGGCTCCAACCAGCCGGGCGGCGTGAAAACCGCCGGTAAGGGCACGAGCGGTGCGTATACCGACAACACCGACCAGATTACCGTTACCGCCGCCGGTTCTCTCTCCGAGGCGAACGTCGTCGCCCTGTATGGTATGCTCGGGGACGGCTACGAGAGAAACGCCGTGTGGTGCATGAGAAAGGCGACGTTCTTCTCCGACTTCTTCCCCCTGATGAACAAGAGCAAGAACAACCTTATCGAGTTCGCGAATGGTCGTTACTACATCATGGGTAACGAGGTCTATTTCACCGGCTCCGTAGCCGCGAACGAGGCATATCTCGGCGACTTCTCCTATATCATCGGCAACTACTCGCAGGATATTACCGTCGTCAAGAGCGAGCACTCCGGCCTCGCGACGAACTCTATCGACTTCCTCGGCTCTTGCGTGTTCGACAGCAAGCCCGCCGCCGGTCTCGGCGCGTTCGTCCATCTGGCAAAGGCCGGCGCGTAAGGGAGGGCTCTAAATGGCTATCGGAGACTCGTATTTGACGAGTATCCGGCAGTACATGAGAATTACCTCGACCGCGTTCGACCCCGAATTGAAAGACCTCATTAACGCCGCCCGAGCCGACCTTGTGCTCGGCGGCGTTCTTGAGGTCAAGGCGCAGGACGAGACCGACCCGCTTATCTTGCGGGCGGTCGCGACCTTTGTAAAGGCGGAGTTCGGGCTCGATAACGAGGACTCGGAGAAATACCGTGCCTCGTACAAGGAACAGCGGAACGGGCTCACCCTATCGGACGCATATATCGCGGCGGAGGAGCCAGAGCCGGAGGAGGGATAGCTCATGTATTGGCGGGATACGGTGACGCTTGAGGCCGTCGCCCACGGCGCAGACGAGGAGGGATACCCGAAAGAGGCCGTCGAGGAGACGGAGGTTTTCGCCGACGTTCAATCGGTGCGGCGCTCCGAGTTCTACGCCGCAAAGCAAATCGGAGTTACCCTCGCTATCGCGGTCAAGCTCCGCGCCGCCGACTATGCCGGGCAAGAGCGCCTTGTCTGGAATGGCACGCGGTACAAGGTCGAGCGGGCCTATACGGAGGCGCGGGAAATGTACGAGCTCGAGTGCTCGGAGTTCAAGGAGGCGGAGAAATGAGTATCGAGGCACGGCTCGTCGAGGCTTTCGACGGGCTCATGAACTCCCCCGCCGCCGCGAACACCTACAAGGGCGACGACGCGGAGTATATCACGTTCAACTATACGGAGATACCCGACGATTTCGGGGACGACGACGCGGGCCATTACCGGGCCCTCGTGCAAGTTCACTATTTCGCACCGCACGAGAAGAACACACGGGCGACACGGCGGGAAATCACCCGCCGTATCGTTGCCGCCGGGTTCACGAGGCCGTCTATCACTCCGGCCTCGGACGCGAACGGGCAACACTACGTTTTCGAGTGTGAGGACGCGGAGGCGGTGTAGCTATGGCGGAAATCAACACGAGCGGGCTCGAGGAGCTTATAGGGGATTTCTCCGCTATTGCGGAGATACCCGACTCCGTGCTCCTCGAAATGCTCACGGCAGAGGCCGAGATTATCGCCCCGGCACAGGCGCAAGAGGCGCGGGCTATGGGCGTTTACGACACCGGCACGACGGCGCAGAGCATTACCTACGATAAAAAGCTCCGCCAGACTAAAGACGGGGAGCCAGCTATCTATGTATATCCAAGAGGCACGCGGCGGGACGGAAACCCCAGGCGCGTGGCAGAGGTCGCCTTTGTGAATGAGTTCGGGAAAGCGGGCCAGCCGGGGCGACCGTTCATCAACACGGCAAACGAGAAAAAGGCCGACTCCGCCGTCGACGCGGCGGCGGGCGTGTACGACCGATTTCTCAAGAGTAAAAACCTATGAGGAGGTAAATCTATATGGCGCAGTTTGGAGCAAAGAGGCCGAGGTTCGCGCCCGTGGCTACCACGCCGGACAACGCGCTCCCGACCTACAATTTCGAGAGCGTCGTAACGATTGGTAAGCTCGTGGCGGCTAACCTCACCGTTACCAACGCCTCCGGCGAGCTCTACGGCGACGACGCGCTCGCGGAGAAAATTGATATGTTCGCGTCCGGCTCGCTGGAATTGCAGACGGACGACAAGACGGCGGAGGTTCACGCGGCCTTGCATGGGGCCACGCTGGACGAGCTCGAGGAGGAGCTCACGGACTCCGACAGCGACGTAGCGCCGCGCGGCGGTCTTGCCTATTACAAGGTGCTTATCCGAAACGGCGTGCGCGTCTATCAGGGCGTTTTCCATCCCCTTGTGAACGCTATCCTCGGCAACGACAGCGCGGCGACAAAGGGGAGCTCTATCACGTTCGGTACGTCCACGACCACCTTTACCGTGTTCCGTTGCAATTCCGGCGCATGGCGTATCCGTAAGGAGTTCGACAGTGAGGCGGACGTTATCGCGTGGTGCGACGAAAAACTCGGATATACCGCCCCCAGCGGCGGCTGATAACAAAACGGGAGGCGGCGTAAGAAACCGCCTCCCGCTTTGCCGATTGGAGGCTTTGACACATGAAAGCGGCAAAATTCACCGTCGAGGGGACGGCCTATTACCTCGTCCTTGACGGCGAGGCTATGTTTCAGATACGGGACACGTTCGGCGGTACAAAGCTCCTCCTCGAGCAAATCGAGCAGGACACCCGCGAGGGGTTCGACGCGGCTTGCACCGCCGCCGCGTTCATGGCGGAGCGGGGCGAACTCATTCGCCGCCGGTTAGGGTACGCGCCGGGGGAAATCCCGGACGCGGACACGTTCCGGCTCCTCGTGCCGACCTATGAAATCGTCGACCTTAAGAACGCGGTTATCAAGGCCGTAACGCTCGGGTACGGGCGCGAGGTCAAGAGCGCCGGAGACGACGAATACGACGAGGGCCTCGAGGAACTCCGTCAAAAAAAAACACCATCAAGCGGGCGGAATACTACCGCATAGCCGCACGGTGCGGAATATCGGTAACGGAGGCGCTCTTTATGCCTCCCGGCGAGCTTTTCGACCTGTGGGAGCTATACCTCCGCGAGCACGGTAAACGGGAAACGGAATAAAGAAAGAGCCGGGGTCTCCCGGCTCTTATCGGATTACGCTTGTTCAGCCTTGCGGAAAAGGCATTTCACGATTGCTCCGTACTTCATGGAGCGGCCCTCGGAGTCTGTACCGCCCCCGGAAACGTCGGCGGAAATCACGCCGATATAGTCGCGCCAGCGGTCAAGGAAAAACGGTATGTCGTCTTTACCGATATTCCCGATTTGCTGACCATTTACGAAAATCGGGAAAGCGGGACTACCCTCGAACTCACCGCGTTCTATCGTTATCTCTATGTCGTCCCCATCAAATGGAGGGTCTCCCCATTTCAGCTTTCGCAAAATGGATTGCCGGGAGTGACCGTCCTCGTTTTTGAAGGTAACGCCGACGACCTTAAAGGGGATTTCCTCGCGGGAGGAGAGCTCGGCTTTTATACGGGCCCGTCTTTCGTTCTCCTCGCGCTCTTTTGCCTCCCGGCGGACGCGGATAGCCTCCTCCATTTCCGACTTGATTTTCTTCTTTTTCCATAGCCGGTAAATGAGGACGCAGATACCGACCGGGTAAAAAATCACGAGCAAGACGATTTGCCAGACCTTTAATTTTTTCATAGAGAGACCCCCTACTCCGTTTTTCGTTGGCTATTTCTCATTATACGCGAAAATGTGCGAAAGACAAGCATTTTGCAAATTTTAATTACAGGACGGAGGGCGAGTAATGGCAACACGCACCGTATCAACGAAACTCGCTATCCAAGGCGAGGAGCAGTATAAAAGCTCCATAAAGACGATTAACTCGACCCTCGCAACGCTGAAATCGGAGCTAAAGCTAACAGAGTCGCAGTTTGCAGGACAGGCAAACAGCCTCGAGGCATTGGAGGCCAAGGGCGAGACCCTCTCCAAAATGTACGAGGAGCAGGGAAAAAAGCTCAAGACCCTAAACGAAGTCGTATCAAAGGCCCGCGACATTCAACAGGCATACGCCGATAGAGTCGAGCGGGCACAGGAAAACGTAAGTAAGTGTAAAGAGGCCCTCGACTCGCTTGCAAACGAGACAGGGGATACGAGCGCCGAGCAGGAAAAACTTGAGGCGGCTCTTAAGGCCGCGAACGACGAACTCGCAGAGGCTCAAAAGCACTATGACGAGGCTACGAGGAAAACAAACTCCTATCAGTCGCAACTAAACAGCACGGAGACCGCACTAAATGCGTTGGGGCGGGAAATCGACGACAATAACCGCTATCTCGACGAGGCCCGGAGTTCTACGGACGGGTGCGCCGAGTCTATCGACGAATACGGGAAAGAGGTCAAGGACGCGAGTAAAGAGACCGACTCTTTCGGCGAAAAGCTCAAGGGCGGACTCGTGACCGGGGCAAAAGCCGCCGCGACCGCGCTTGCGGCGGTCGGCGCGGCGGCGGTCGCCGGGGTGGGCGTGCTCCTCAGCCTCGCGGAGTCTACGGAGGAATACCGGGCCGCACAGGGGCGGTTAAATACCGCGTTCACGGCGGCGGGATACTCCACGGACACGGCGACGGAGGCGTATCGTTCCCTTTATGCCGTGCTCGGGGACACCGACACGGCGACGGAGGCGGCACAACTCCTCGCACAGCTCGCGACCTCCGAAAAGGACGTTGCAACGTGGGGCGATATTGCCGCCGGAGTATCCGGCACGTTTGGCGACGCGCTCCCGATAAACTCGCTCATTGAGGCGGCGAACGAGACGGCAAAGGTCGGCACAGTGACCGGGGCCCTCGCCGACGCTTTGAATTGGGTCGGTATCAGCGAGGACGAGTTTAACGAAAAGCTCGCCGCGTGTGCCGACGAGACAGAGCGAGCAAACCTTATCACGGAGACCCTCTCCTCCACCTACAAGGACGCGGGCGAGATTTTCAAGGAAAATAACGCCACGATTATGGAGGCGCGGGAGGCTCAAGCAGAACTCGACGACACGCTCGCCCGGCTCGGCGGGACGGTCGCCGACGTGAAAAACGAGCTCGTAGCGGAGTTCGCCCCGGCCCTCGCCGACGTGGTAGACGCTTTCGTCGACGTGATAAACGGGGTAGACGGCGCGGAGGAGGCGCTCGGAGAGGCTATCGACGGCATGATAGGGCAAGCCGCCGACAAGCTCCCGGAGCTCCTCGAGTTCGGTACGACTATCGTACTCAACATTTTAGAGGGCATTGTGAACGCGGCTCCGCAACTTGCGGAGGCCGCGATTTCTGTACTCACCACACTAACGGAGGGGCTCGTATCAGCCCTCCCCCAGCTCGCCGAGGCCGCAATTCAAATCGTGAACGGGCTCGCAACGGGTATCGCCGAGGCGCTCCCGTCCCTCATTCCGGCGGCGGTGGCGGCTATCACGCAGTTAGTACAAACGCTGATAGAGAATATCCCCCTACTCGTCGACGCGGCGTTACAGCTCGTGACAGGGCTCGCGACGGGCATTATCGAGGCTATCCCGGTATTGCTCGAGGCGCTCCCAACGCTGATAGAGAGCCTCGTTACGGCGCTACTCGAGGCCGTGCCGCAAATCATCGAGACGGGCGTTACCCTCTTGACGGCCCTCGTAACAAACCTCCCGGACATTATCGCGACGATATGCGAGGTATTGCCGCAAATCATCCAGTCGACCATAGATACCTTGCTCTCGCACTTGCCGGAAATCGTAGAGGCAGGGGTCGAGCTCTTAACGGCGCTCATTACCAACCTACCGCAAATTATCTCGACCATCGTACAGGCGCTCCCGCAAATCATTACCTCTATCGTCTCGACACTGGTAAACAATATCCCGAAAATAGTCGAGACCGGCGTAAAGCTCTTGACCTCCCTTATCACCAACCTACCGCAGATTATCTCCTCGCTTGTGGCGGCTATGCCGCAAATCATTTCGAGCATGGTATCGGCACTCGGGCAGGGCGTGAGCGCCTTTGCACAGGTGGGCGCAAACCTTGTCCAAGGGCTTTGGAGCGGTATTCAATCCCTCGCCGGGTGGCTATGGGATAAGGTATCCGGGTGGATTTCCTCCATTTGGGACGGTATCACGGGCTTTTTCGGTATCTCCTCGCCGTCTAAAAAAATGGCGTGGGTCTCCGAAATGAATATCGAGGGCGCGGCTCGCGGTATCGAGCAGAACAAGGGCCGGGCGGTAAAAGCCTACGGAGATATGACCGCCGAAATGCTCGACGAGGTAGAGTCGGGCATGGGGAAAGTGAATACCGCCCTCGCCGACGGTATCGGGGAAATGGAAACGGGCTTTTCGGCCCGCGCCACGATTGAACAGGTCTCCGCCGCCGTGCCGAGCATGGCAGACCGCCGCAGAGGGTCGGAGACGGCCTCCGGCGGGACGACGACGGTAACGAACACGTTCCATATCGGCGAGCTCGTCGTCCGCGAGGAGGCGGACGTAAAGCGCGTCGCAAAGGAGCTCTACAATATGCAACGCGCAAAATCTCGCGGAAAGGGGGTCGTTACCTCGTGAAATTGGGCTTTACATTCAACAACGTACACAGTGACGACATGGGGGTCGTGTTCCGTTCCACCGACCGGACGCTCCTCCCCCCGAAACGAGTCACGCAGTACACCATACCCGGCAAAAGCGGCACATACGACATCGAGGACGGCTACGAAAACCGGGAAATCTCGTGCGAGGTATCCTTTGTCGGAGAGGATTATCAATATCCCGGCGTGCGGACGCGGGCCCGCGCCGTCGCCGGGTGGCTATCCGGCGAGGGCTTGCTCATTTTCGACGACGAGCCGGAAAAGGCATACAGCGCAAAGGTTATCAGCGGTATCAGCATTGAGCAAATCGCGATTACGGGCCGTTGCGAGGTCGTCTTTCTTTGCGGGCCGTTCGCGGAGTCTATCCAGTATAATCAGCAAATCGTAAACTCCGTCTCCCTCCCCCATTCGGAGCCGGTCAACGTGAACGGCACACAGGAGACGGATTGCCTTATCTATATTACGGCCCGAGGCAACATTACGAACTTGACCGTTACCCGCGTCAAGGTGAACTAAAAACGGAGGTATGTAAAAATGGCAGCTCTTTCTAACGTACACGCCGCGTCGCTCCTCAATACATCGTTGCGGAGCGGGACGTATTACCTCGCCTTGTTTCTGACCGACCCGACCGCCGCCGCCACGGGCACGGAGGCCAGCGGCGGCGGGTATGCCCGGAAGATTATCACGTTCGGGGCCCCGTCGCTGGTATCCGGGCGGCAACAGGTGACGAACACGGCGGCGGTGGACTACGGCGTTATCACGGCGGACATTGGCACGGTCTCCTATTGGGGTATCTTTGACTCGCAGAGCGGCGGAAACCTCTTGTGGTTCGGCTCGTTCGCACGGGGAAAGAACGTGCTCAACGGGGACGCTATCACCGTAGAGGCGGGCGCTATCACCTGTAACCTCTCGTAAGGAGGCGAGGAAATGTATAACCGCACTCCATACAACCGAACGCAGTACAACCGAAAAGCCCGCTTTGTGTTCGAGTGGACGGCGACAGCCAACGCGGAGAGCGGTAGCGGCGGCGCTTTGCTCGTTATCCGATACCTCGCGGGCACGGCGGAGGCCGAGACCTCCGCCTCCGGCGAGGTCGTCCGTATTCTGCTATTCACGTCGGCGGCGGAGGCCGTCGCCGAGGCCATCGGCGACTATATCCGTACCCTTTTCTTTGAGGGCGACGCGATAGCGGAGGCAAACGCCAGCGGTACAGGCGTATCGACATACGGACAAGAGGTTATGGTCGTAGAGGGCGTGAACATGGTCGCCGGAGACGAGCTCATAATCGACACGGAGCACATGACCGTAACGCTCAACGGGGTAAACATCGTCGACCGGGTAAGCGACTCGAGCGTCTTTTTCAAGCTCATGTCCGGGGTGAATGATATTATCGTCGAGGGCGGCACAACGGCGGATATTCGTATCTTGTGGAAAGACAGGTGGTTATAAATGGCGGTGCCGCAGGTATTCGACCGCAACATGAAACGGATTGCCTATCTCGACAACGCTATGAGCGTCGGGTACACCCTCGAGACAAACTCCCTATGGACGGCGACGTTTACCATGCCAGCGGACGACCCGAAAACGGAGTATTGCACGCCGCTGAACTACGTCGAGATTTTCGACGGGGACGAACGTATCGACCTTTTCCGTATCATTGGGGAGGATTTGGAGCGGAGCGACGGGGCGACCCGGTTTTATAACTGCGAGCACGTCCTCGCGACTCTCCTCAATGACGTACTATTTCAGTACCATCAATGCGGCGGGACGGGGGTACGGACGGCGGAGGTATTGAACTATATCCTCAACCGGCAGACAACGCGAAATTGGGTGCTCGGCTCGTGCGATTTCGAGCGGTTCTTTGAATACAACTGGGAAAACTCGACCCTCCTCGCGGCCCTCTTTGCCGTCCCGGAGTGTTTCGACAGTGATTACCTTTGGACGTGGGACACGACCGGGTATCCGTGGTCGCTCTCCCTCGTCGCGCCGTCGGACAGGCTCAAAAGCGAGATACGGTATGCAAAAAACATGACGGAGATACGGAAGTCGCGGGACGATACCGGCCTCGCAAATCGTATCTACGCGCTCGGCTACGGCGAGGGGGTAAATCAGCTCACTATCTCGTCGGTAAACAACGGCCTCCCGTATGTGGAGGACGCTTTGAGTATCGAGAAATACGGGCTTTGCTCGAGTATCCTCGTCGACACGCGGTACGAGGTAGAGGAAAATCTCAAGGCATACGCCGAGCAGATTTTACGGGAGAGCGCGGAGCCCTATTACTCCTATGAGATAGGGGCTATCGACCTCCACCGGCTCACGGGAGACGCTTTCTCCCGTTTCTGGCCGGGTGAAATCGTCCGTATCGTGGACGACGAGGACGGGGTAAACCTCCGGGCCCGTATCGTGAGCGTGACAAAGGACGACGCGCAGGGCGACCCCGGAGCCGTGAGCGTAACGATTGCGAACAAGTCGAAAGACATAGCCGGGAGCATTTCGGACTTGCAGAGCCGGGCCCTCATTGGGGAGACCTACGCGCAGGGGGCCACAAATCAACAGGTCTACAACTTCTCGGACAATGCGGACGCAGACCACCCGGCGACCATGAAAATCTATATCGACGAGTCGGTCGTCCGCATAAACAAAATGCTCCTCAATATCCAGTTTGAGCCGTTCCGGGCCTTTGAGCAGGCTATCGGCGGCGGAGGCGGGCAAACGACCTCCTCCGGCGGCGGTACGACTACCTCCTCCGGCGGCGGCTCGACGACCTCGGCGGGCGGAGGCCAGACGACGACCTCCGGCGGCGGGCAGACCTCGAGCGGGACGGCCCTCGAGAGCTCGAACGTGCTCCCGAATGAGACATACGGACAGGCGATACATAATCACGCCATCCCGGAGGGCGCTCATTTGGCGATAGTGAATACCTCCCTCGAGGTTACGGGTTGGGTCGATTGGGTGCCATCCGGGGCCCATATCCACCCGGCCCATACGCACAGGATTTCCGACCACACGCACCGGGTGGACTCGCACACGCACCGCGTGAGCGCCCACACCCACACCGTACCGGCCCATACGCACACGGTACAAAATCATACCCACGCGATACAGTTCGGCATATACGAGGGGCAACGGGCCTCCCGTGCGACTATCCGGGTCGACGGGAACGTCCTCCCGGCTCAAAGCGGCTACGACAATATCGACATTGTAGCGTATCTCTCCAAGGACGACAGCGGGAAGATACAGCGCGGGACGTGGCATACCGTCGAAGTGCTCCCGGATACTATGAGCCGTATCGTCGGGGCCGTGTTCTCGCAGACGTTTTGTAATTCTCGCGGCGGCGGGGACTATTAACAGGGAGGTTAGAGAATGGCAGAACTCGTAACAATGTACCCGGCGCAGGCAAACACGCCGGAGACCACGCTCGCCGGGTCGCTGACGACCACGGGGACGAGCGTTACCGTCCTCGACGGCTCCGTATTGCCGGACGCGCCGAACTATCTCACCATCGGCGCGGACTCCGCCACGGCGGAAACGGTGCTCATGACGGCAAAGAACGGGAACGACCTCACTATCACGCGGGGCCAGAATGGGACAGCGGCCCGCGCGTGGGGCAAAGGCGATATTATCGGTCGATACTTCACGGCGGCAGACCATGACGCGCTCCGGGAGAATATCGAGACCCTCAACACGGAAAAGCCGGATAGGGTCGCGAGTCCCGTCAACGGGAACTTTGTCGCATTCGACGGCACGACCGGCGCACAGAAAGACAGTGGAAAGAAAGCGGCGGATTTCGCCGCCGCAAATCATACCCACGACGGCAAGGCCGACAAGGTGCAGGGCGCGACCGCCGGGAACTTTGCAGGGCTCGACGAGAGCGGCAACCTCACGGACAGCGGGAAAAAGCCGGGAGACTTTGCCGCCGCAAATCACACCCACGACGGCAAGGCCGACAAGGTGCAAGGCGCGACCGCCGGAAACCTCGCAGGGCTCGACGGGAACGGCAACCTCACGGACAGCGGAAAAAAAGCCTCCGACTTTGCCGCCGCGACGCACTCTCACACGGGATACGCCGAGGTCAAGATTTTTACGAACGTGTCCGTCGCCGCCTCCGCGTGGGGGAACGACTCCACCTACGGGGCCTATCCATTCGCGGCGACCATCACGGCGGCGGGCGTGACGACGGCGCACGTTCCCGAGGTAAACTACGGCGCGACGGAGGCCGCGAGCGGGGATTTCGCCCCGGTCGCCTCCTCCGGGAGCGGGACGGTGAAAATCTACGCGGCGGTCAAGCCGACGGCGGCTATCACTATCCCCTCGATTATCTGTATAAAGGCGGTGTAAAAAATGGCGATTGGACGAACGAACGCGGTCGGAAAAGCGGGGACGCAGTTCTCCCTTGTCGTGACCGTAGAGACCGGCTCCCTTGTGACCGCGACAAAGGGCTCGCGGAGCGTGAGCGGGACGGCGGTAAATGGCTCGTGCGTGCTGACGCTCCCGGAGGCCGGGACGTGGACAGTTACCGCGACCCGGAGCGGGCAGACCTCGGACACAAAGACCGTGAGCGTGGTCGACAGCTACGCGGTAACGCTCACGTTCTTCTCGGCGACGATTACCGTTACCGCGCCCTCCGGCGCGGTCGTGACGCTCAAAAAGGGCGGCTCCACGGTGGACAGCAAGACGAGCACCGGCACGGCGGTATTTACCGTCTACGAGACCGGCGAGTACACCGTAGAGGCCACGCAGGGCGGACAGAGCACGAGCGGCACGGTAAACGTCGTCTCCTCGACGACCTCCTATGCGATTACCCTATCTTTCGTGAGCGACACGCTCAACGAAAATAGTTGGGATACCATTTCCGAGGTCTCCGACGCGGGAGAGGGCGCGAACTATTGGGCCATTGGCGACCGAAAGCAAGTCACCCTCAACGGCACAGTGGGGAGCCTCTCCCTCTCGAATTTCTCGACCTACGCTTTTATTATTGGGTTCAATCACAACTCGGGCCGGGAGGGTTCGGGCCGTATCCACTTCCAGCTTGCAAAGACGGCCCTCTCCGGCGGTACGGACATTTGCTTTACCGACGGGCAGTACCTCAATACTGGCTCCTCGGCGGCGTTCCGCATGAATACGAGCAACACCAACTCCGGCGGGTGGGAGGACTCGTACATGAGGAATAATATTTGTGGTACGAGCAAGTCGACGACCTCGGGCCGCATTATGGGAGTTATACCCGCCGAACTCCGTAACGCGCTCAAGAGCGTTACAAAGTACACGAATAATAACGGGAGTAGCTCGGCCTCGAGCGCCGTCACCGCGACCACGGATTACTTTTTCCTCCTCTCGGAGTACGAGGTATTCGGGAATATCACATACTCGAACAGCTACGAGGCAAATTATCAACAGCAATACGCCTACTACTCCGCCGGAAACAGCAAGATCAAATACCGGCACAACAGCACAGGGAGCGCCGCTCTTTGGTGGCTCCGTTCCCCGAATTCGGGCAACTCCTACGGTTTCGTGATTGTGTACACCGGCGGCACGGTCTACTACAGCGGCGCGAACTATTCGCTCGGGTTCGCGCCGGGCTTTTGCGTATAATTAGGGCTTTCGGAATTGCGCCCTCAATGGGCGCAATTCTCCGGCCAGACACAGGAAAGGGGCGAAAGAATGAGCGTGCCGAAATCACGGCGGGGCGAGAGCCCCGCGCAGTATATCGACCTCGCCCGCGAGATATATGTCTTTACCTATAACCGCGTGCGGCTCCTACCGAAAGCCTATACGTTCTATTTTTCCTTGCCGCTATACAACGCGGCGCGGACGGCCTACCGGCTCGTCAAGACGGCAAACCTCATTTACATAGACCCGAAACAAGAGGGCCCGGTCGTGGAGCGCAATAAACAGCGCCGCCGGGAGCTCTACGAGAACGCGCAGGGCTATTATAACAATATGCTCGACGTGCTCGACCTCGCGTTTATGACCGTCAATCACGAGAAGATACCGCCGTCCGTTCTGAAACAGTGGGTCGGTATGATTACCGACGAAATCTCTCAAATTTCCAAAATCAAGCGGAGCGACAAAGGCCGATAGGCCGGAGCCGCCCCGTTTCGATTTAGGCCGTATCCCGCCTCGCCGCTAATTGGTGGCTCCGTTCCCCGAATGCGGGCAACTCCAACAATTTCGTGAATGTGAACACCGACGGCACAGTCAACAACAACAACGCGAACAATTCGCTCGGGTTCGCGCCGGGATTTCGCATAAGCCAGACCGATTAACTCCTTGAGAGCTAAAGCCGTGCGTATGCAAAAGGGGGATACGACCTCTCCGACCGCCCGCAAGGGCGCGACGACAAACTGATAGCTCGACACGGAGGGCCGGACGCTCCTTGCATGGCGGCGGCGTGCGCGTTTGCCGCCGTTTCATGGCCTCACCGTTACGCAATTTAGACAACGCGCCGAGAAAGAATTGTGCGAGGTATTTTTATTTTGTTATGAACAGTGCAGAAAGACACGAGGCAAGATACCAACGGCGGCGGGCCGCGCGGCTCGAGAAAAGGGCGAGGGACACAAAGGAGCTCGGAGATTTCGAGTCGGTTTTCTCGTTCGAGCACCTATACGCGGCCTACCGCGCGTCGGTAAAGGGTGTCGGGTGGAAAGCGAGCACGCAGAGATACAAGGCGAGCGCCCTCGCGAACATCGACAAGACACACAACGCACTATTGAGCGGGACGTTCAAGTCGAAAGGCTTTTACGAGTTCGATATTATCGAGCGCGGAAAGCCTCGGCATATTCGGAGCGTCCACATAAGCGAGCGCGTCGTCCAGCGGTGCCTATGCGATTACTCCCTTGTCCCTATGCTCTCCCGATCGTTCATCTACGACAACGGGGCCAGTTTGCAGAGCAAGGGATACGATTTCGCCGTCCGCCGGGTGACGCGGTTCCTCACGAAACACTATCGACAGCACGGGCGGGAGGGCTACGCGCTGGTATTTGATTTCTCGAAATACTTTGATACCGCGCAACACGCGCCGGTATTTAGGGCTATCGAGAAAAGCGGTATCGACGACCGGCTCGTCGCCCTATCCGAGTATTTTATAAAATGCTTTGGGGACGAGGGGCTCGGGCTCGGGAGCCAAGTCTCGCAAATTGCCGCTATCGCCCTCCCGAACAAAATCGACCATTATATCAAGGACGTTTTGCGGATGAAGTTCTACGAGCGGTATATGGACGACGGGCTCATTATCAGCCGGTCGAAAGAAAAGCTCCGGGAGTGCCTCGAGGCCCTACGGCGGCTTTGTGCCGAACACGGGATAAAGCTCAACGAGAAAAAGACGCAGATTATCAAGCTCACGCGGGGCTTTACGTTCCTAAAGGTGCGGTTCCGATACGGAAAGACGGGAGCGGTCGTCCGGCGTGCCAGCTATAAGAGCGTCCGGCAAATGCGGAAAAAGCTAAAGATTTTCCGGCGGTGGGTGGACTCCGGGCGTATGGAGCCGGAGGACGTTCGCGCGTCGCTCACATCATGGAGCGGGTACATGAGGAGATTTCACTCCTATTTCGCCGTTCAATCAGTCATGCAGAAATACCGCGAGCTTTTCGCGGCATAGGAGGGGTAAAGTATGGAATACGTCGTTTATAAGCGGTTCAAGGAAAAGGGTATCGACGGGCGGTTTAACCTCCCGTTTGGTACGGTATGCGAGGAGCGGGGCGGCTACCTTTTCGCCCCGGACGGTCGCCGCATTTGCGCCGTGAAATCCGAAAACGGGTGGGGCCATTTCCGACCGAACACGGAGGAGGGCCGGAGACGGCTCGTTATGCTCGAGCGGCTCTATCGGTATTACGCGCCCGGCGGCAGTAAAGCGCCGGAGGGCAACGCCGCCGAGGATTTCGACCCGGACAAATGGCCGGGAGCGGAAAATACATACTGGAAAAGCCTACTCCGCACCATGCAGACGGACAAGCTCGAGGCGTTCTACCGGGCCCGGCTCGGAGAGCCGGAGTATTGAGGAGGTATCACCATGTATAAAGTCACGGTCGACGGAGTTTTCGCCGGATACTCCGATACGGCGGTTTTCGTCCGGCTCCACGAGAACGGGTGCTATATCCCTTGTGAGGAGACGGAGGCCGAGGGCGTGTGCGTAAAGCTCCCCTACGAGTTCCAAGACGACGAGGGGAACACGGTACGAACGGTCGAGGATATTGTTTTCTCGCTCTCGGAGGGAGGCTTATCCGGCATTGAACAGGTCGCGGAGCTCGAGCACGCGAGCGGGCCGCTAATGCTCTCGGAGGCCGAGGCCGTCGTCGATATTCTGTTAGGAGGTAGCGGAGAATGATTACACGGGAAAGAGCGCGGGAACTCCGGGCCGTTATCGAAAGCGCGGTATCCGCATACGGGCTCGACGACGCGGCGGCGGTCGCGGTCGTGGAGCTTTTCCCTCAATGGGAGGTCGGGAAAACCTATGCCATCGGAACAAGGGTACAGCACGACGGAAAGCTCTACGAGTGCGTAAACGCGCACACGGCGGCGGCGGAGTGGAGCCCGCCGGTCGCCGCCTCCCTTTGGGACGAGGTTAAAGTCGACCCGGAAACGGGATATGACGAGTGGCAACAGCCGTCCGGCGCTCACGACGCATACAACACCGGCGACCGTGTTGTCTATAATGGCTCCGTGTACGAGAGCCTTATCGACGGCAACGTATGGGCCCCGGACGCATACCCGGCAGGGTGGAAAATCGTCGAATGAGGGCGGCGATATACACGGTCTCAAAGGGCGGGAAAGAAATCGCTCGCCTCCCCGCGCTGATATGGGTACGGCTCGCGGAGCCGGGCCTTTATCTCGTGTGCGGCGAGGACGAGGGCGAGGGCGTGCTCGTGGGCGGGGAGATATACCACGTCCGGGGGTGCCCTATCTTGCCCGGGAAAGAGACCGTGACGCTCGATTACATCGAAGAATAACGGGAGGAAAAAAGCGTATGGAGTATGCGGAAATCATCATCGGGGCCGTGTGTACTATCGTCGGCGTTCTCTTGAGCTATGCCGCCTTTGCCCGGAACTCGAAAAAGGACAGCGAGGCCAGCGGGAAAGAGAGCGGGACGGTGCTCACGGAGATAGGGTACATAAAGGGCGGGGTCGACCGTATCGAGCGGAAACAGGACGAGCAGGACGCGAGGTATATCACTATGGCGGAGCGCGTTACCGCCGTCGAGAGCTCCGCGAAACAGGCTCACAAGCGTATCGACCGGCTCGAGGGGCACGAGAACGACCGTTTTTCGGAGGCGGTTCATAATGAGTAGCGGTAAGCGGGTGGCAAAGACCGACGGGAAATTGAAAAAGGCGGCGGGGGCCGTGTGGAGCTTTGTAAAGGGGTATCTCACCTTTTCAAAGCTCCTCGTTTTCGCCGTGCTTTTTATCGACTACAAGGCGACTATGGTAACGCTCGACTTGTGCTATATCGCCGTAGCGAACAATTATACCGGGAGCCTCCCGTACCTCACCGCCCTAATCGCCTTTTTACAGGCCGCGACCGCGACCGTGCTCTCGTTCTCGCTCAATAAGAGCAAGGCCGAGAACACGACCGGCGGTATCACATACGAGGCAAATATAAAAAGAGATTGTTAGGAGGTAAAGACGTGAACAAGAACATCGTAAAGCGGCTCGCCGCCCTCTTGAGCGTCAAGAGCATTGTAACGCTCTTGCTCTCCGGGGTATTCGCCTACCTCGCAATTACGGGGAACACGAGCCAAGAGTTTATGACCGTCTACACGGTCGTTATCGCGTTCTATTTCGGCACACAGACGCAGAAAATCAGCGACGCGGTAGCACAGAGCGAGGAGGGCAAAGAATGAACTTGCACAAGTGCATTTTGACAAGGAACGATTGCTATACCTCCGGGCGGACGATTACGCCGCGCGGCGTTATGGTACATTCGACCGGGGCGAATAATCCGACCCTCCGCCGGTACGTCCAGCCGGACGACGGACTATTAGGGGACAACAGGTACGACAACGATTGGAACAGGCCGGGAACGGGCGCTTGTGTTCATGCCTTTATCGGAGAGCTCGCCGACGGCTCCGTCGCGACCTATCAGACCTTGCCGTGGAATTGGCGCGGGTGGCACGCCGCCTCCGGCCCGAACGGGAGCGCGAATAACACTCACATTTCTTTTGAGATTTGCGAGGACGGTCTCGACGACCCCGTTTATTTCACAAAGGTCTATAAAGAGGCGGCGGAGCTGACCGCGTACCTTTGCAAGCTGTACGGCCTCGACCCGGAGGCCGACGGGGTAGTTATCTGCCATAGCGAGGGGCACACGCGCGGTATCGCCTCAAATCATGGGGACGTTATGCACTGGTTCCCCCGGCACGGTAAAAACATGGATGATTTCCGGGCGGAAGTCGCCCGGCTTATCAAAAATCAAAGCGGAAAGGATGAATTAGACATGACAAAAGAGGAGCTCGTTTCTTGCGCTGGTACAGGCGACAACCCCTCCGGGTGGGCTCGTGAGCACACGGAGTATTGCAAGCAAAAGGGCATTTTTGCCGGAGACGGAGCGGGTAACTACGGGTGGCAACAGCCGATTACCCGAGAGGCCGTCGCGACCATCGTACACCGCGCTCTTGAGGTCGCGGGGCTTGCCGACAGTATCCCGGACGCATAAGCAGGACACAGAGAACGGGCGGGGGTATAGACCCTCGCCCGTTTTTCTTTTGCACGCACAACGCAGAAATAACGCACGGCGTGCGATAGCCTATCGCGACCGTGCGTTAAATGCGTGTTATTGCGTTTTAATTGCTTTCGGATTGCGGCTTTTTGAAATAAACCGCAATATCGAGGCCGTAGTTTGCACGCTCCCCGTCGCTATCCTCGTACACAAAGCCGCCGGTAACGTCGTAGGACTCGACCCTCTCGAAACGGTCTATTTGCGAGAGCGCCCGCTTGAGGTCGCCGGTCGAGATACTCCCGACTTGCTCCTCGCCGTAGAACACGCCGACGGCAGGCTTGCCCCCGTACTCGTATTTTCTGAGGGAGAAGTGGAGCGGGAGCGGCTCGTCCTTTTTGATTTCCCGGAGTATCGTTTGACGGCTCCGGCCTCCGGGGTTCTTGAACGTCACGCCGACGACCCGGAATATCTCCCGGTTTAGGGTAGCACGGTATGCCTCCTCCCGCCGCCGGGCCTCCTCTCTCTCGGCCTCTTTCCGGGCTTTCTCCTCGGCCCGGAGCCGTGCGGCCTCCGCCGCCTCTTTCTTGAGCTCGTTCTTTTTCCATAGCCGGTAAATGAGTACGCAGATACCGACCGGGTAGAATATGACGAGTAGGACGATTTGCCACGTTTTGAGCTTTTTCATTGAGGGACCCTCCCGTTAAATTGTGCTTTTATATTCCAGCTTGTAAGCCTTAATTACAATATTAACGAGAAAACATGATACAGTCAAGGGGCAAACGAGAGGAGGCGGCGATTTGCGGGTATATGAGTACGAGGGAAAGCGGAACATATCGGGAGAGCGTATCCACCAACGCCGGACGACGCTCCGGCTCTCTCAAGCAGACCTCGCGGCCCGTATGCAAGTTCGCGGCGTGACTATCGAGCGGGAGGCTATCTCCAAAATAGAGACCGGCGACCGTTTCGTTACCGACTATGAGTTTATCATATTCGCGGAGGTTTTAGGCGTGTCTATGGAATGGCTCGCCGGAAAAGAATAGAGAAACGACAACCCCGGCGGGAGCTCCGCCGGGGATTTTTTCGCATAAATTCAAGAAAAACACTTGACATACTGCAAGCAGTATGATAATATAATAGACGAAAGGAGGGTAGACATTGAGAAAGCGCAAAATGAAAAGCGGCAATAAGAAAGACGGCACGGCAAGCACACTCAATCTTATTACCGCTCTCGTAAACCTCGTGATAGCTATTCTACTTCTCATTGAAAAGCTAACCGAGTAGAGGCACGGGGAGGGAAACCTCCCCTCGCCTCCTCAACAATACCACGAATTGCGCTCAATGTCAAATCGGCATGGACACGGCTATTTATATCTTGTGCGGAATAAGTATCACGCTATCGGTAGTCTCTATCGTCATAAGTGTAAGGGGGCGGCGGAAGAATGGCAGAGACAAAAAGAAAGACTAAAACCTCGACAGCGGTAAAGCAGAAGTATAACGAGCGGGTTTACGACGTGCTTTCCGTGAGGGTTCCGAAAGAGACGGCGGCGGCGTTCAAGGCGAAGTGTGCCGCCGAGGGTATCCCGCAAGCGCAGATTATCAAGAGGGCGATAGAGGAGTTTTTGAACGCATAGCGCGGCGGGGGGGCGGGTATCCGCCCCTTTTCCGCACTCATAGGGAAATCGGAGGGGGAACTATGGCACGGGCGAAATATAAGCAACTCGATAGAGACCGGCGGCTCCAAATGGAGGCGCTCTTTCGGGCCGGTCTAAAGCCTCGCGCGATTGCGGAGCAAATCGGGTGCCATATCTCGACCGTGTATAGAGAGTTCCGGCGGGGCGAGTATGAGCATCTAAATAGCGACTACACCACGGAGCGCCGGTACAGCGCAGACAAGGCCGAGGCTCTCCACCAACTCAACGCGACCGCAAAGGGAGCCCCGCTCAAGATAGGGAAAAACTTTGCCGTCGCCGAGTTCATCGAGGGGAAGATAAAGGACGACAAATACTCCCCGGCGGCGGTATGTGCCCTCTTGCGGACGGAGGAGTACGCTCATTTCGGTATCACCTTTTGCCGGGCCACGATTTACAAGTATATCGAGGACGGGAATATCTTCCCGAATATCACGAATAAAGACCTCCCGGAAAAGGGCGAGCGCAAGCGGGAGTATAACAAGGTGCGGGAGAAGAAAGAGCCGCGAGGCCGGAGTATCGAGGAGCGGGAGCCGGAGGTCGACGAGCGAAAAGAGCCGGGACACTGGGAAATGGATAGCGTTCTCGGGAAGAAAGGGACAAAGGCGCGGCTCCTCGTCCTATCGGAGCGGGTAACGCGGAGCGAGATTATCATAAAGGTGCAGGACGGGCGGGCAATTACGGTCGTCCGGGCCCTCGACCGCCTCGAGCGGGAGCTCGGCGACCTTTTCCCCGTGATATTCAAGTCGATAACGTGCGACAACGGCTCCGAGTTCGCGAATTGGGCCGGTATCGAGCGTAGCGTATGGAAACGCAAGGGACAGCGGACGACGGTTTATTTCTGCCATCCATACACCGCTTGCGAGCGTGGCACGAATGAGAACATAAACCGAATGATACGCCGCCACTTCCCGAAAGGTACAGATTTCGGGAAAGTGACGGCGGCGGAGGTAAAGCGGGTCGAGCGGTGGATTAACACCTATCCCCGCGAGATTTTAGGCTTTTCGTCCTCCGCTGATATGTTCGCGGAGGCGTTCGGGCGGGCCTCTTGACGTGTTTTATATTTTTTTATAGCTTTTTCGCAAAAAATACTTGACATTCGGGTTATTCACACAAAACAGGGCTATATTTCCCTTGCATACAGGCGCGGGATTCATTATAATATAGGGCGAAATAATATGGGAGGCGAGGAAA